ATAATCTCTTTGATAGTTCCGTTATGTGGGTCAGTTATACCAACTTTAGAAGAACCAGCTATTCTAAAGTGAGTAACTTGAGATACTTGAGTTCCAATGTCTCCAGATATATCTGATACAGCATTAGAAAATCCAGCAGAGGAAGCACCATTAAATAAATCAAATTTTAAACGATGTACTCCAGTAGTATAAGTAGCTGAACCCTCTAAAGTAGTAGTACCATTATTAATAGCATATTTATTTGTTGAGCGATAAAATCCAGTACAAGAATTACTATCGTTATTTAATGAATATAATGCTTTATTTGGTGAACCGGTGTCATTTGTTTCGCTGACACTAACAACAGTAGCTGGAAAGTTTACATTAGTAATATCGGCTGCCTCAAAGGAATCATTACTGCCATCAAATAATAATCCATCTGCAAGCAATGCTCCACTTTCTGCAATCTTTGGTTGGTTAGCAGCAGTCGATTGAACTGCATTGTTTGACCCAGCTTGGTCGTACCAAGTGTGGACGAATGCTTGGTGTGTATGAGATACTATTTCAAAGTTGCTGATTGTGTACGAACCAGTATGACCATCAGCAAACATAAGGAAACTTCCATCTGCTGATGCTGTATGGGTTTCTGTATAAGTTCCATTAGCAGTAAATGTAGAACCACCAGTAGTTACTCCAGTAACATTACTGGTATTAGTTGTACCTCTAAGTGATGGGCTTAGTCCAGATTCACTATCAAAATTACTTACTGTATATCTTACAACAATTACATCGCCATTTCCAAAAGAATAAGGAAAACCAGCTGAACTTGTTCCTCCACCTTTATTATCTGCATCAAATCCAGTGTTACCATTTGCTGTAAATTGGTCATAAGGAAAAGAGCCAGTGCCATTTACTGCTGTACCTACTGCCAGAACTTCATTTAAAAATCCATTAAGGTCAGTAGAAGTTTTGCTTCCACTCACTATAGATATAGAAGAACTTGAACCTACTTTATCATCTGAATCAAAAGCTACGTTTACTTCTGTACCATCTGAGCTTCTACGAATACGAACTGCATTGCCACTATAGCTAGCTTTTGTTTTACGAAGACTATAAGCAGCTGCTGCTGTTGCTACATCTGCTGGCAACGTATTCTCTAGTTTACCATTTACCCAATCCTCTAATGCACCACTGGAAATTTGATTAGACGAAAAGTCTTCTTCTGGATCATTTGTTTCTCCAGAATCTCTACGAACTTTTACAACTCTACGACCTACTGCACCAATATCTCGCAATGAGTAAGCGGCTGCAGCACCACCAAACCTACGAGCTATGCCTAAGTCGGTATAATTAGAACTAGCACCATCTAGGATATTCCAAGACGCACCAAGGTCGCCCTTCAACTCTGTTTGGGCAGATGCTAGATGTTCTGAAGACATAATTAGTCAGTGAACTCAGTTAAATATATGTTAGAAGTTGTACTTCCCGCTCTGATAAAACTAGCTGCCTCTAAAGCTGCTTTACTAAATGTATAAGAACGTCCAGCGTAAAGTCGATGACCGGTAGATTGAGATACTACTGTTCCGTCGAATCGAACACGAGCATCTGCATCTTGAACGTCTAATGCAATGTATTTAGTTAAGTTACTATAAGTTGTAGTCTTACCTTCCGGTGTTGAACTGCTATCAAGAACTATTTTCTCCATAGTAGTATCCGGAGTTGGCTTCGGGTACAAGTTGGTTACGAATGAATTAGGCATATGTATATTTTATATTAAGTGTCAACGACTTTGCCTACTGACGTAAGTCGTAAATTTTTTGTTTATTGTGTTATTATTACTACGAATATCTATCTTTTCTAACTGCGTATCTAGGTATTTTTGAGCTATTTGCTCTTCGGTCAAAGCCTTGCCGTGTTGACCATCCATTCGCAAGAAATCTGCATAAGCAGCGTGTGCAATATAGTGAAAGAACTCAGCTGGTATATCTGTTGATGTAGAAGTGAATAAATCCAGATTTTTCTTATAAGTTACAAAAGCAGAAGCGTCATCAGTGTTAACTATATTTAAAATATTAGCACCGTTAGCATCTACGTAGAAGTCGTACTCAAGAGCTGAGTTATTCAGAAAAGCTTTTTTTCTATGTATTCTTATAAACTCTCCTATTGTGGTTAATCCACCTTGAGTAAACGGAATAGTATTATTTGTTGTTATATTTCTTTCTTGGGATACAATTAAATACCTTTCCCAAGATGGACTAGAATTATAAGCTTCGGATGCTCTACGATTTACTAAGTCTAGTATTTTTGTTTCTTCGTCTGTTGTAAAATCATTTACTCCAGCTAAAGCTTTTATTAAGTTCTTTAAATCTGCGTAAGTTCTGTCTTGCATCTCTATATTTTATTAGGACTTAAATCCGAGAACTTTTTGTTGTAGTACCGTAAAAATTCTTTTGAATGCACTTGTTCGTGCCCGTATTTGCTAGTAAGTCTAAAGAACTCACGAGCTGGTATCGTAGCTACGCATTTACCAAAAACTGGGTGTGTTTTACCTTTGTGTTCTTGGGCTTCTTTCTTAGCTTGTAGCACTCTGCCTTTTTCTGTTTCTTTTTCTAATTTAAAACCACTCTTGATTTCATTCATAAATGCTTGATCGAGTTCACCGGTGGTAAAACTTTTAGGTATATTCGTAATTATATTCATAGTAATTTTAAGTTAAAAAAAAGGTAGGGGGCTTTCGCCCCCGTACCGAATTGTAATTAGTTAAGGTCGCAGATCTCAAACTTTAGTTTGATCTCTCCAGCAGTTAACTCGTTTAATGAATAAGGAGCATCATTGTCAGTATCTGGGCTGAACAAGATGTCAATAGTGTCTTCAGATGTGTACACTTTACCGTTTTCATTGTCTAGCAACGCACCAGTGTTTGCAACGTATGTAATTTCAGTAGCATCTACGTGAATATCTGCTGCTGTTAAGTATCCGTCTGCATCATCACCGTCACCAACTGTAATAGTTAAGTCATCACCAGAACCGCTATCATTGAAAGCAGTAACTAGTTTTGCTGAACATTTAGTAACAAGTGATCCCGCTGGGATTTTATACGTGAATGTTTTGGTTGCACGATCCGCAAGAGTCCCAGCATTAGCTACTGAGAAATCATTGAAAGAGATCGTTAACTCGTCTGTAAAACCTTGTGGGTTTTCATTAATTGTTAATTTAGCCATAATGTATTACCTCCGTGTTATGCGTTATCTGTAATCTTACCGTGAGCAGCTGGGTGATATACACCAAGTGTTAATGAAGCATCAACATAACCGCGCTCACCACCACCTAAGTTAGGTAGACGTGTAGAACCAGTTGGGATCAACTCGTGAATACCGTAGTACTCTGGGTTCACAACGTAACCGTCACTGTAGTTAGTACCTCCAGCAAGTGTAGCTGGTGCAGTATCTGGGTTCATATTTACGATTGAAACCATACCGTGATCTGATTGGTACATTTCAACAGATAGTTTAATCTGTGCTGAATTACCATCATAATTTACAGTACGTACATTATCAGTAGCTGAAGCAGTTGTACGTGCGTAATCAGAGATTGTGCGACGTAGACCAGTATCAGCAACTAATGTAAGGTTGTTAGTTGAACCAGTTTCACGATAGATAGAAGCGATGATTGTGTTCAGTTGAGTTTCAGTCAGTGCTGTATTCTCTTCTTGAATTGAATCAGAAGGAGTACGGAAGGCTGCTGGAACGTCAGCTGGACCAGATGAATCAATCCAGTCACCTAAACCACGAAGTTGGTAAGCTTGACCAGATCCGTCTTCTACAGCGCGGTCTTGAGTACCGATAACGGTAGCCTCAATGTCGCGTTTTAGTTCACGAAGTGCTTTGGCTTCTGCTTGAGCGATTTTCGCTGGACCTACGGAATCAACAGCCTCTTGGAGGTCTGATACCATATAGTCACGGCGGAATTTTTGCACGTAGTTACCTAAGCGTGCACGACCACTAAATTTGTCAGTGAATGTTGTTACATCAGCACCTTCAGAAACACCAGCAGTTGATGGTGATTCTAAGCTGTCAACAGTCCACTCAACAAACGTAGCACTAGCTTTCTTTTTAGAAGCTGAGGAAAGAACCGGAGTCTCTTCTGGAGCAAGAATTGTCAAGACATCTGTCAAGTCTTCTCTATTAGAGGCTGCCGATCCGGGCGATGTTGTATCGAATGTATTTGAGAATGACATTTTATTTTATATTTTATGGATTAGCGATTTTGCATTTGCAATGTTCTGAGAGTTACGAAATCACTTTTGTTGCCAGTTTCCTTGAATCGTTGACTAAGGTCTTTAAGTGCCTTAGTGGACTTTTTCGCAGTTTTCTCTGATGTTGATGCCGAAGGCACCGCTGTCGTACTAGGGTTAAGTGTAGTTTTCTTAGCAGTTTTAGCCGGTGGGGTATCTTCAACAATAGTGCGTCTACCGTAAATACTATTAGCTGCGTGAGCTAATAAGTACTCTAGCTGTGCTTCAACTTCTGGATCAGCTTTTTGTGCTAATTTAACGAACCTAGGGTCTTTGATCATTTTTTGATAGGACTTACTTAAGTCGCTATCTTGATCTTGTAACCAAGTAAGCTCTGTTTTGGCTTGTTGTGTAAAAGCTTGCTTTAGTTCCCTTGATTTGTGGTACTTCTTTAGAGTATTAGCTTGCGCTGGTAAGAACTTATCACGAGCTTTACGTGCGTTAAGTAAACTCTTTCGCACATCTGCTTTTGTGAGTTCTTTTCCCTCTACTTCAGTTACTACGTCTTCTGGTCCGTACCCATCTGCATTAAATAAAGTATCCTCAGCCCACTCTATAATATTTGCTACTTCTTTCGCCTTACTTTGTAAATCCTTTACAGTTTTAATATTACTGTAAGGGTTATCGGCTACCTCTGGAGTCTTTAATGGATTCTTTTTTTGCAACTGGGCTTGCATTTGCTGTTCCATTTGTTGAACTCTAGCTTCTGCGGCTTTGCGCTTTGCTGTAAGTTCTCCATAACGGGCAACTGCTCTACTACCTAGTTTTTCGGATAATTCTTTTAAATCATCCTCTGACATTTCATCTAGATCTAACTGTGAAAGAACGTTGTCTGAACCACCTTCTTGAGGTTGTTCTTGACTTTGTTCAGCACTGACTTCTTCGCCGGTTTCAGTTGCAGTACTCTCGACTGCTTCTTCATTGGTTACTTCATCAGTTGCTTCAACTTGGGGTTCTGCACTTTCCTCTTGTTGAGGGGTTGCAAGACCCGCGCGTCTTTGTGTAAACTCAGACACTGACATATTTGACTGTACCGCTGTTGTTTCTGTTGTGGGTTCAGCGTCTCCCACTGCGATTTCGTTTGACATAATGTTACACTCCTTAACGCCGAGCGATGGCGATGATTATATTATATACTACGTATCAATAGTAAAAACTAAAGTCTATCCGAGAACTTAGTCTGCAACCTTTTCCAATCGCACATTTGTAGGATTTGATCATAAGTTAGAATACGACCAGATATTTGTTGTATTTGCTCTATACTTGCGTTATGCAACTCCTCTATAGTTTCTTCTCGTAAGTCGTTTATTACACTTATAAAACGAGCAAAGTGCTCGTGATTACTCAGAGCTACTAAATCTTGTTCTAAACTCATATATTATTCCTCTTCGGTTTCGTCCTCGTCTTCGTCCTCTTCATCTTCGTCTTTTTTGAACATATCTTTCATTTGCTCGAAGTAGAAGTCGGTCTTTTCAGCTCGTCTATCGGCGTGTGGTTTTCCCGGACGTAAAAACTTAGTGCGAAATACCTCATTTGCTTCTTGGGGATCTCCACTTTCAAAAGCTTCTCTGATTTTTGCAGCGTTCCCTTCGCCGACAATATTCTTAAGATCTCCGTAAATATTTTCGTAAACGTATTTATTTTGGGAATTAACATCATCATTAAGGTTGTTATCTTTGAGAAATTTGTTATAATACTTTCTATGAAAATCAAATTGGTAAACACCTCTACCGCCTCCGCCGCCAATTTGCTTTTGAGCGGGATCAAAACTACCACCACTCTCTACAGAAGCGTTACCAGCCAAAGCAGCTAATACAACTGGATTCTCTCCAAATATTGATTTAGCTGAACTAAGGAATGCGTTAAAGTTCGATTGGTTATTTTGCTTTTTAACCTTTTTGTTTGCGTATTCTGTTGGTGTTAAGTTATCCATCTTGCATATTTTGTGTGTTGATTTCCCCCATCTGAGCTGGAGCTGTTCCAACTCTTCCGATTTCTGCATTTTGTTGTTGTTGCATTTGGAAAGTATATTGTCCGGAATATTTCTGTAATCTAGCCTTGAATGATTCGTCACTCTGTAATCGTTGTGTGACATCTGGCTGTGAAGCGTACTGCTGAATAATACCAAGTGCAATTTGAGCACCATTAGGACGTGCTGGCATTTCAATGCCGGCAAATATCTTAGCGAGGTCGTCAGTAACTTGTTTTGTGATTTCTTCTTGTGCATCTTCAGTTGGTTGTAGTATTCTATCCGCAAGGATTGGATCTATACTAGTAGCAGCTGCATCTAACAAGGAGTCAACATTAATCCGACCGTTATTATCCATTGATAGTAAGCCCATAAGTTGCTGTAACTTCTTCTCTTGTGTTTCTGGGTCAGTGTTAAGAACATCGTAAGAAATCATAATATCAAAGTTCTCATCCGGATCTCCTTTACTAAACTCTTGAGGATCTGGTGAACCCGTAACTCTAAAGAAAGTAGATTCCGGTCCAAATCTTTGATAACAGCGGTAGCACATTTTGACTACGTCCGCACTGTGCTGTAAGAACTTATCTACTAAAAATTGTTTACGTATTGAACTAATCTGAGAGTTCTCATCTAATCCACACAATCTATCCGCTTGTGCTTCCATAGTTTGCTCTATCTCTATAGAACCTTGATTTACTTGAGGCGCTGGAGCAAAGTCCAAATCACCTTTACGTCTGTAAGGAATCATTCTCCCGGGTCCCCAATCTGTTGGTGCTTGTCCAACTGGGTGAAGAATCGGAGGTAGAGTAGCGATACTATTTCTATCTATGCGTGAGTCCCTCTCGACCTTGACTTGATTCTGAATCCCGCGGAGAATGTCTGGAATAGTTTGGGTGTCATATAACCGTTTACTATCTTCAGAAAGTTTAGAAACCACAACGGGATAATCTTCGTAACCATTTAGTAACTCAAACTTAGCGTATTTGTCATCGAAGTCCTTGTGGAATACTGTGCAATAAATACCCTCCGCTCCATCTTCTTTGTCTACTAAGCGCTGATAGCAGTAAACAATTTCAATCAATTCATCAGCTTCGTATGCGTTATCTGTTAAGGATACACTTCTGCGACCTTCTTGTTCGCGTTCTATGGAATCTATATTTACACCTTTGTATTTATCTATGAGTTCGTGCACAAAGTCTTCGTCCCAGCCAGCTGTTACTACTTTGTTCTCTAACTCTTGAGGTGTGTAATACGTTTTCCAAAAACAATACGGTGCACGCTGTGGATCCGTCACGTACGGAGGAAAAAAGAAATCACCATCTGGTGCAAGTGTCTTTACTTCTGGTGCATCTATTTGCCTACGAACTAGAGGTAAATCAGCTTCACCTACTTTGCGTAGTTCTTTGAGAACTTTCCTTGCTCTCTTTTCTGTAATACCCTCAAAAGTATTAGTTAAAAGAACAACAAGCTCTTCATCGTTTTCACCAGTCTGTATAAGCTCTACAACTGCTGGAGCAATTTGTGCTATCTGCTCTAAATTTAGTTTCTGTAAGTACCTACGATCTTCTCTGTGCCAACCTACGTAGGTAATTAGGATTCCTCTCTCGAGCAAATAATTTGCCCCGAGCTCCATCTCTTTCTTGAAACGTGGAATATAACCACTGGATACCATCCACTTCAAGAAACCAGAAACAACCTTAGCACGTGCTAGATCAGTAGATTCAACTGGAAAAGCACGAACATTAGCCCGATTAAGAGAAGAAATAAATAAAGATACAAGCCTTGTAATGCGTTCATCAATGGTATGTGCCTCCATATCAGCAGCACCTTCCCAAGGAAAAGCATCCGCTCCGTGCTTTCTGTGGTCACGGCTTTTACCAGCCCACCAGTTACGACGATCGTCATAACTTGTTCTGCACAAATCAAAATAAGCCTCTAGTTCTACTACGGTTTGATCGTAAGCATAACGTAAAGTTCTAATATCGGGTTTCTTTCCTACGTAAGTAAGAGCTTCTGAGATTGAGTCACTTTGCATAGTTATAGTTTATTAAATATAATAACACATCTATCAAGAACGCTCTGGGGTCTTTACCCACTTGTACTTTGGCTCAACTCCGCTGTTATCAGCTTCTACGTATACTACTTTACCAGATGTGAACCTATCTCTAAATTTTAAAGGTATCCTTACTGGTACCTTTTTAGATAACTCCTTTATGTATACTATTATAAAATTAGGGTTAGGAGCAGATTGTAAAACTGGTCCTCTGTACAAAACCGGCATTGCCACGAACTCATCTAGAACTCGTTGCCCGTCTTCGTTTACCCAAGTGCCCTTACCCCTTCCGGTAACCATTTCTTCATCTAGTTCTTTAAAAACTATATCTAAGCCTTCCTCGAAAGGAATGCCGTACTCTTCTGTTATTTCTGTTAATCTTTTCTTTGGCATTAGTAGCCCCCCGTTGTATTGTTAGTTGTTTGCAAACTTCTATGATCCAAATGGTCCGGTCCCTCTCCAGAGTTGGACATACGTAAGTACCGAATCACATCAAAGAAATCTTTGAGGGGTTCGTCCGACTTGCCCTTGGAGTTGTAATTAATCAATGAATCAATCAAGTTCCCGCAATCTTTGTGTATGTAACAAAGGGGCTTGTTGGCTTCATCAACCTCTACGTTAGGATTATAACTAAACCATTCATCAAGTGCGGTAATGCCTTGGTCTTCTGTTCGCCCATCACTGGGAATGAAGTGCATACCGTAATCATAAAATGATGTAAATAAGTCATCGTTGTTTTCATTTTCTCTTGCGAAGTATCTGGAGTCACCTATGCGCTCTATCACTTCTATGTTTAATTCATCTTCTATTTCGTTAAAAAGCTCTACGTATCCTTCCACATTAAGACCCAGCTTTTTTGATGCTGGTCCGAACTTCCATTTTGGATCGCCAAAAACTGCCCATTCTCCATATGTATCACGGTCGGGGAACTCTTTTCTGATATAGACCTCATTATCTTTATTAACTCCAGCCCAGATTGAAACATAGTTTCTTGCTCCGGCGGGGTCGACCACTTGATAACAGCTGAACTCGGACTTATCAGAAATGTCCGGGAAGGTTTTTCCGTACTTGTTTGGTGTCTCAGATAATACATTTACTTCTGTGTTAAATAGTGGTAACAGACTCGTCATTGATTTTACCGGTACCCCGTAAGCACGTACCATAATCTCGTCCTCGGGACGATTGTACAAGTCTTTAGATATTCTATCATATCCCCCAAATGGGTTCTCGTCCGAATGTAAATACACTACACCCGCATCTCTCTCTGGACTGTACTGCTCTATAGGAAGTTGCTTGTAGCCCAAAAGCTCCGCCGCTCTAGTCCTTATAGTCTCTGCACCCTTTAAGTACTCAGATATAAATGGTGTGTAACCATCAATCGGAGTGAATCCTATTACCATCTTAGCATCTCTGGTAGCTAGACGGAAACGTAAAGTATTTACTAGAGCCGAATCTCCTAAGTACTCATCTAACCAAGCCCCGATATTTAAAGTGTTAGTCTTCTTGAACCCGAACTCAAAACCCTCCAAGATGGTCTGATTGTTACTGAACTGCGTATAAGTCTTGAAATCTACCCGAGTTCTAGTATCTGGAAAAATAAAGGACTGCCCAGTAAAACCATTCTGCATAGAGAAGTTTATGTACCCCTCTGTACTCTTTGTCTTCTTTCTGAACTCCTTCGGCATCATATCCCACATCGCCGCTTGCTGTACCTTTATACTTGTATCCGCGTTTTGACTGAAGCATACTATATGCCCGTCCTCGTTATCCATTACTGCTTGCATTACCATTTTAGCACAACCAGTAGTCTTACCACTTCTATTACCACCGAGTACTAAGCACTCGTTGTAATTATACAAAGAATCTTGCATACGCTCCCAACCGGCTAGGTCAAACCCGTACCGCACCGGATCTTCCTCGGAAGCTTTGATTCTACCCTCGTGGGCTTGG